TTTTTATCGTGACCGAAGAAGAACGAATTGCAATGCCCGTTGGTGAATACCAACTTGAAGACGGATCAGTTTTGATCGTTGAAGAAGAAGGGATTATTGCATCAATTGGTGCGGCTGAAGAAGCACCGGAAGAAGAAGTTTCTGAAGAAGTTGAAGCATCTGAAGAAGTGACTGAAGAAAATCTTGAAGAAGAAAAAGAAGAAATGGGATACGCGACAAAAGAAGAACTTGCTGAAGTGAAATCAATGATTGAAGACATCAAGGCAATGATCGAGAAAAAAGAAGAAATGTCGGAAGAAGTATCTGAAGAATTACAAGAAGAAGTCAAAGAAGAATTGTCGGCAGTTGAAAAGGTTACACACAACCCGGAAATTGAAGAAAACAAAATGAACTTCTTATATGGCCAATCACGCACACAAAACACAATGGATCGTGTAATGGCAAAAATTTCACAAATCAAAAAATAAATTTTATAATCAACAATAAGTTATGGCAACAACTACTTCAATTACAACTAGTTATGCGGGTGAAGGCGGAAAAGAATATATCGCGGCAGCCTTATTAAGTGGTTCAACAATCGAAAATGGTTTAATTACGGTTAAACCGAATATCAAGCACAAAGAAGTGCTTAAAAAAGTAAGCACCGACGCAATCTTAAAAGATGCTTCTTGTGATTTTACTGCGACTTCAACAGTTACATTGACTGAAAGAATCATTGAACCAAAAGAACTTCAAGTGAATCTTCAATTGTGTAAAAAAGATTTCCGTGGTGATTTCGAAGCGATCCAAATGGGAATGAGCGCACACGATTCATTACCCCCAAATTTTGCTGATTTCTTAATCGGACACGTTGCGGCGAAAGTTGCTCAACGAGTAGAACAAAATATTTGGGCTGGCGACGGTTCAACAAGTGGTGATTTTGATGGAATTGAAACACTTATCGCGGCGGATGCACTTCTTCCAAGCGGACAAGAAGTTGCTGGGACGACCGTGGATGCGGCAAACGTCATCGCTCAATTAGGAAGCATTGTTGATGCAATTCCTTCTTCATTATATGGAAGTGAAGACCTTTACGTTTATGTTTCACAAAATATTGCCCGTGCTTATGTACGTGCATTAGGTGGATTTGGTGCTGCTGGTCTTGGTGCCGCGGGTACAAATGCAATGGGAACTCAATGGTGGAACAACGGATCACTTAGCTTCGACGGAGTGAAGATCGCAGTTGCAAATGGCCTTGGGGACAATAAGGCAATTGCAGCGGAAAAGTCAAATCTTTTCTTCGGTACCGGATTACTAAATGACACAAATTTGGTGAAGGTTCTTGACATGGCTGATCTTGACGGGTCTGACAATGTTCGTGTAATTTTACGAATGACTGGTGGTGTGAATTATGCGATCGCTGAAGACATCGTGACTTACGGAATCACAAATTCCGCTAACTAAGAATAATTAATTAATCGAAAAAGGGGTGGGCGATCCAAACGGTTCACCCGCCTTTTTTTTTATAAAAAAATATAAATATGGCTTGCGATTTAAGTTTAGGAAGAAAGGTTCCATGTAAAGACGTTGTTGGCGGGATTAAGGCAGTTTATTTCATCGATTACGGTGACATCACAATTGCTTACGATTCAACTGACACGGATTTAATTGAAGACCTTGGCGCGGTGACCGCGTACAAATACGAATTAAAAGGCAATTCATCGTTTGAGCAAACATTTACATCTTCACGTGAAAACGGGACGACATTCTTTGAACAAACATTGAATTTGACTTTGACAAAAATGACAAAAGAAGATCATAAAGAATTGAAACTTCTTGCATACGGAAGACCACAAGTTGTGGTTCACGATTACAATGGTAATGCGTTTTTAATGGGTGCTGAACACGGTGCCGAAGTAAGTGGCGGAACAATTGTGACTGGTGGTGCAATGGGCGATTTGAGTGGATATACTTTGACGTTGTCAGCACAAGAACAAGTTCCAGCGAACTTCTTGGAAGGTTCAACTGAAGCTGATCCATTTGGTGGGTTGACTGGTACGGTGACCGTTACTGAAGGAACCAATTCTTAAGAATTTTTTCATTTAATTAAATAAGGGTGTCCAATTGGATGCCCTTTTTTATTATAACAAATTGAAGGGTTTTTTATTATATTAATATGATAATATTACAAGAATCCGGATCGTCACAAACGATAAATTTTATTCCAAGGGAATACACCGAAGGGACGACATATACGATCAAAATTGTAAACGAATCTTCAAACGCTGAAGTGTACAATCAAGACGTGACAACATTCACGGAAAATCTTTATTATTATCAACATTCCGACACGTTTAGTTTAAAAGAAGACACATTTTATATGCTGACAATTACATCGTCGGAAGTCGTATTTAAGGACAAAATATTTTGCACGAATCAAACGGTCACGGATTATTCAGTCAATGAATCTGAATACACGCCACACAATACAGAAAATGAATTTATATTCTTATAATGGATAACACACACATCATAAATTTATCGTCTTACGTCAAACCAAAGGTCATTGAAGACAAAAGAAAAGACTGGGTTGCTTACGGCGAGGACAACGATTATTATTCGTATTTAATTGACTTGTTTATTAATTCAACGACAAACAATGCAATTATCACCGGTATTTCAAACATGATATTTGGAAAGGGATTTGATGCACTTGATTCATCTTCCAAACCGGATCAATATGCGGCCATGAAATCAATCTTTTCCGATTCATGTATGCGTAAGGTCATCTTAGATTTTAAAATGCTTGGTGAAGCTTCATTTCAAGTTTTATACCGTGACGGCAAGGTTGTAAGTGCTGAACATTTTCCGCGTCAAACATTACGTGCGGAAAAGATGAACGAAAACGGTGAAATTCAAGCATATTATTATCACCCAAAATGGAAGGAAATAAAACCAAACGACAAGCCAAAAAGAATTTCGGCATTTGGATTTGGTAACGGAAAAGAACCGGAAATCAAAATGATTAAACGGTATGTGTCGGGTTATGATTATTATTGCCCACAAGATTACGAAACGGCATATTGTGAACTTGAGTGCGAAATATCTGACTTCTTAATCAACGACGTAAAGAATCAATTTTCGGGAACGAAGGTTGTGAACTTCAACAACGGAACACCCGATATGGAACAACAACTTCGCATCAAAAATGATGTGATGAATAAACTTACCGGATCGAAGGGTGAAAAAGTAATTGTTTCTTTTAACAACAATCAAGAATCAAAAACGACGGTTGACGATTTAAGTTTAAATGACGCACCAAGTCATTACGAATACTTATCAAGGGAATGTCAAAACAAACTTATCATTGCACACCGTGTCACGTCACCGCTTCTTTTAGGGATGCGAACTGAAAACAATGGTCTTGGTTCTAATGCAGACGAAATAAAAACGGCTTCTTTGTTGTTTAACAACGTCACAATAAGACCTTATCAAGATGTGATTTGTGAAGCAATGGACGACATCCTTGCAGTCAACGACATATCTTTAAAATTATATTTCAAAACGCTTCAACCGTTGGAATTTATCGATCCAAGCAATGCAATCACCGACGAAGCACGTGAAGAAGAAACCGGAGTCAAATTATCAAGTGACGATCGTCCATTTTTAGATGACGACACCGCGAATGATTTATGGGAAATGATTAAAGACTTGGGCGAAGATGAAAACCTTGAAGAATACGAACTTCTTGATGTCGAAGACACTGAAGATGAACCCGAAGATTTTGACGTTGAAGGATATTTAAACGGATTGAACTTGTCGGCAACACAAGAATCGACACAAGATGACAAAAGATACAAAGTCCGATACAAATACGTCAAGGGAACAACTAAAAAACCAAAAGGTGATTCAAGACCATTTTGCGTGAATATGCTTAAAAACGGTAAAATATATCGTAAAGAAGACATCGGACAAATGTCGGCGCGTGGTGTGAATAAAGAACAAGGACACAAAGGACAAAAGTATTCTTTATTTAAGTTTCAAGGCGGCGTGAATTGTTATCACCGATGGGAAAGACGTATTTACAAAAAACGATTAAAAAAAGACGGAACTGAATGGGGTGGCAACGCACTTGACGGAACTAAATTTGTGAACGTAAGTCAAGCGGTTCGTGAAGGATTTAAACTTCCAAAAAATCCAAAAGAAGTTTCGGAAGCAAATATCACAAGAACGGATCGCGGACATCACCCAAATTACAAAGGATAATGGCAAAAGGATTAATGATTTCACGGAAAGACTTGATTAAATATACAAGTTTAAGCGGAAATATCGACACGGATAAATTCATTCAATATGTGCTTATTGCACAAGAAATCACCGTTCAACAATTA